TTGGTAAATTTGGAATAATCTTATCAGCCATTACGATCCTTTCTATTATCTTTACTATTTAGTAGGCTTTACTTCCCAAAAAGGTTTCAATTTACTACGTTTTTCACGTTCAACGATTAGTTTTCTTGCTTCTTTGTTACGTTCATTCCAATCTTTTGCTCGTTTTAGAATAGACTCTTTATTATTCTTGTAGTATTCTTTTAAATACTCTTTTCGTTTGTCGTCATGTTTCCATTTCTCGGCAAGACGATCCTTATTCTTTTCGTAATATTTCCGATTGGCAATTTGTTTTCGTTCTTTATCGGTCATATCAACTCTTCTGCGCCCGCTTTCGCGATGAAATAAGAATCAACGATATCACTAATCGGATTTGTTACTTTTTTTGCTTTGGGAGTTAATCGTTCTTTGAGATCATCGGGAGTAAGAAGTTCATCTACAAAGGCTTCATACATTTGTTCTTTATTCGAATTACCTTTGCCTGTTGCAAACTTCTTAATAACTGTAGGAGGAAATGTCTTAAATGTAAGTTTATTTTTCCACATTTTGTGTTTTAATAATCCTGTATTCTCTGCTAGTGAACGTACACCGGCTTGAGCTGAAGTGGCAAAAGCATACCCCTCAAGAAACACTTCATCGCAACCTTGGACAATATTATATGCCCAAGTTGCGAGTTTTTCATGTCGTTCTTCTTCAGATTGCCACTCAGGATAGGGTTCAGCTCTTAGATTGTCTAACCCAGACCCGGCGGCAGATTGTCGTTGTTTTTCAGTATTAGATAGATAATGAAACACACACCTATCAAAGTCAAAATGTCCACCATTTTCATCCTTATATACACATATTGCTGGTGAAGTTAATGAATAATCAATCCCAGCTATCTTCTTCATCATCGGTTTCTCCTGATTCACTATCTACTTCAAGGTAGTGACCACAAAAAGAACACACTTCCAAACCTTCCGTATCATTTGTAAAAATTTCATACTCTTTATCACATCCATCACATTGTATTATTATTGTTGCATTTCCATCTTCCCAGACTATATCTACTGGCATAAATCCATTGCCTTCCTAGTTAGTTAAATCTTGTGTATACATTTTTTCGGTCGGTACAGTAAATGTTTTTAATGTAATGTTACCAACTTTCATAAAACGTTTATCCCTAATAATATTAACACTAATTTTTTCACCAATTTTATATTTTATTAATTGATCTGCAAATTCAACATCAGTATTAATAGGAACATCATTAATTCCTATAATAGTGTCCCATGCCTTTAATCCTTCTGGTATAGGGTTAGTTGGTTGATTTTCATCGCTTATCATTAAACCAAAACTATTTGGAATTGTTGTATTTATACTGGGATGTCTTTTCAAGATTTCTTTACTTTGACTCTCTCTTCCATTTAGAGCAATAACCATAACACCTAATGCAGGACGTTCTACTTTTCCTGTCAAGAACATTTCTGCGAGTGATTTTTTTGCAACATCGGCTCTAACTCCTAGACCGACTCCTGCATTTGAGTTTGTTCTAGATACCATCAATGTAGCAACTCCTACGATTTCGCCCTTTTTATTAATTAAGGGGCCTCCAGAGTTTCCTTTATTGATTGCGGCATCTACTTGAATAGATTTGATATAGGGATGTCTCGCATGTCTTTCATTATTAGAAACAATACCTTTTGACAGACTCCATGCCATCCCCATAGGGTGTCCAAAAGCATAAATTTCTAGTCCTGTATATATGTCTTCTGATTCAGCAAACTTCAAGTAAGGAACTTTTCTTTCTAGTCCAATTACTTCAAGTAGAGCCAAATCGGCTAGTGGATCCTCTCCAATAACTTTTACTTGATATTCAGTCCAATCATCTTCATCCCAAAAATATAAATTAATAGTCTTCTGACCATATACACAATGAAAATTGGTTAATATATTACCTTTTTCATTGACAGTCATTCCAGAACACAATGCATTGGGTGAATTGCGTGTAGGATCCTTTAATTTGTTTACCGATAGCAATACTACCGATTTCTTTACATTTTCAATAATTTCTTTGTTAATGGCTTGTACCGGATTAACAAAGAAAATTATCATAGAAAAGTATAACATAACAAAAAGTTTTAACTTTTCCATTTTTTACCTTGTTAAAAATTTAATAGAGGTACATCTTCTATAGGCAATTCCTCTGGTTGCTCTGGTGAGTCTGACTTCCCGGAATTGTTATCAGATAGAATGTCCTCTGACTTGTCACCTTGAGTTTCATTATCTCCTGTAAATTCATTAAGAGCTTTTAGAGATTCTTCATCTAACAATATTAATCCTTGTAGAGTATGATAATCTCTTATACACTCTAATGATTTTCCCATAAACAACTTTGGTATAAGTGTAGGCTTTGTCTTATCATCTTTTGTTATGTGATCAACATAAGCTCTGTACTTATACTGTGTTCTAACTTTATCTAATACACAAAAACAATGTACTGTCATTAAACGAGCAATGCCATACGGTGGTGGCGTATTCAATAGCGAGGGATTTCCCATCGCGACCCATCTTAGTGTTCCATTGTAACATACATGTATAGTATCAAAAATAACTTGGCTAGGCCATTCATCATCAGGCACTTTATCATAACCATCAAGGTCTTTACTATGTTCTGCCCATATAAAAGGTAGGAACATAAACAAAAATACAATAATAAACATCATCAAAATTTTTTTCATATCGCAAATCCAATATAAAGTAATAACAGTATTATTATAGCTAACTCTACGACTAGCACAGTATGATACCATACCCATCTAGTTTCGTACAGTTTATCTTTTTCTAATTTGTCTCTGTGAAAAGTAAAATATACTTTATCTTTTACATCTTCTAACCACATATCAAATTTATCTTTAACTGACATGTGCCCCCTTGTTAAAGTTATGAGACTGCAGGTGAAATATCTACTACTTCACAACCTTTCTCTGAAGTACACGCAAACTCTTGACTAGCACTAGTATAGTCTTGAGTTTCGTAATCTGCTAAAGATGCCCAATTTACATCTTTTGGCATCTTATCTAATAGTTCTTTATATTCTTCTTCAGTACAATCTTGATACGGTGCTTGTCTATATGTATGATCACTAAATGGTAAAAAACTAATACCACTTATGTCATCAAAGTTTTCATAGACCCATGCCGCAGTGTTTACCCATTCTTCTTCCTTGATAGATACAGTAACACTTGGTTTATGTTCACACCATTCTTTTGCGAAGGTGTGCCACAAAGATAACTGCTTCCATGCAGTCATTTCTGTTCTACAAATTGCCCCTTCCGGGCTTTTTTGTGGAAATGAAAAGACAGTTGTATGCTCGGGCTTACTCACATCCGGCTCATTTGGAAACCCCTCTGCCTTCATCATCTTACAGAGTGGGTCTTTATTATCAGCCCTTACTGTCCTGACATAATAAGGATTATGGCGGGCATGAATACCAGAAGCAGAATCAACAAGCTGACTAACTGTACCTGAAGGTTTAACACAAGTAATGGCCGCTGCTCTATTGATTCCAAGTTTTTCCGCATATTCTTTATTTGTTTCTACTGCGATATCTCTGAGTTCATTTAGTATCTTTTTTATATTATCTTTGGACCCATTCGTTAAGGCATTATCCATGATTCCGGTGAGACTAACTCCCAGTAATCGCTCTTCTTCACAATTTCTTCCCCACTCTCTTGAGAGGTATTTGAAATTTGTGAGAGTTGATTGGAAAGTTCCAAGGATAGTTGCAACCCTAACTTTGTCCTTGATAGATTGCAAATTATCGTTGGATCTGAGGACGACTTCGGACAAGTTGCAGAATTCCCTTGATCGTAAAATGATTTCGCTGCAAGGATTTGTGCCGAAATCCTCTCTTGCCATCCTTCTTTGAATGTATGTGCCATCTTTGTCCTTTTCTCTATTATTTAGTTCATTTACATGACTTTTACTTGCTAAACTACTGTAAATGCCACGTTCTCCAGACTTACTATCGTAGAGTGATAACCACTCTCGCATGAAAGTTCCAACATCTGGTTTTTCTTTATAATTAACTGAGTTGTTTGCGAGTGCTCTTTGTACGTTATCTTTGTACCATTCTCCATGTTTGGCGAATCGCATTTCGCGATCATTAAGATTAGACAAAGAAATAAGAGCAGAACGGCGAACACCACCCACGACCACAATTTCTGCGATTTTACAAACAATATCATGACATTCTACCGGTTTGAGTTTTCGCCCTAAAGCGTTTTTAATTGTACTGACTGTAAATTTAAAAAGGTCTATCAAAGGTTCGGGTCCTGAAGCTCTACCTCCAAAAGTTTTTAGAGGTTCTCCTGCAGCACGAACTTTACTTGTGTCCCACTTTGGTATATGTCCACCATATAATAATGAAATCAGTTCTTTAAATGCTCTCGCCCAACCTAACTTAGAATCTGCTACAACAATAGTAGTTTCAGTTTCATATAATTCATCTGGAACGGATGGAATTTTATTACAATATTCTTCTTCTACTGAAAATCCTACACCCGTACCATTCATTAGTACATAGAGTATTTCATCAAATGAACGTAAACTATCTATCTTGACATACGAACAATTATATCCTGCAACGTTTTCTTTTTCTAGAGCGGGACCTGCAGTCATTAAACACCTCATAGAAGGCATTACTTTTAATTCTTTAACTGATTTTTCTAGTTCTACTCTTTCACCATTAGTTAAATCATATCCACATGTTTCTTTCAAGTGTCCCGTAAAAAAATCAAAGTATCGTTCAACTGTTTCATCCCATGTTTCTCTTCGCCCTTTGTCATAATCCCATCTTGCGTATCTTGATAAATGAATAAATTGTTGGTATTCGGTAGGTAGCATGATTACTTCTTTCTATTTTAATTTGTCTAAAAATTCTCTTGATTCTCGTTCTGACAATCCGTACTTTGACATCACCCAGCTTCCATTTAGATTGTCTTTTATAATTGCCATTTCTTTTTTTGAAAAGGTCTTTGCTTCTAACACATAATCTGTAAATGCTTCACAACATATAGGAAAGAGTGGTTCAACTAATTGCCACATTGCATCCGCAAAATGTTGTATTTCATCTTGAGCATGGTCATCACCTCTCAAGCGATAAAAATGGAAAAAGTTGTGTAAATCAATTTTCCATATAACTTCGGTATAATTAGACACGGGAAGTACTATCCGTGCTAACTCTCTAGATAGGTCCCAATCTAATAGATTGTGGTAGGCGGTTTTCGCACCGTCAAGAATTCGAAATATTTCAAATTCGATTTCTCCTGGATTACGTAATTCGCCATCTTCTCTACCTTGTTTATTTGTAGTGGATTGTGGTTTTAAATTCTTCCCTTTAGGGAAATAAAAGTCATCTGACATGACTGAGTATCGTCCTGAATACTCATTCAGATTTGCCGTCCTATGCCGGACTAACTGGCGCATAACAAATATTGGGAGTTTCAAATGAAACTTGACCTCGCACATCTCAAAGGGTGAGGTGTGTTTGTGTCTCATCAAGTAACGTATTAGATTACGTGTCTGACTTGTTTTTCTTGTTCCTTCTCCATAACTAATTCTTGCGGCGTTTTCTACTTCTTCATCATTGCCCATGACATCAAGTAATTTTACAAATCCATGTTCATGAACTTTTATTTCATTGGACATTTCTCCACTCTCTTGCTGTCCAATCCGCTTCTAATCCCTTCATCGTTCTTGTATTTATCATTTCAAGAATTTCATCAGTTGACAACCCACTAATAATTAAATCATTAATATCTTTAAATTTTTTCTCTTTAGACCAAATCACAACAGACCATCCATCATCTATGGCTTTCATCAATTTCTTGACAGTATGTTCGTTTCTCGATTCATTATCGAATATTAATACACATTGTTCCTTGTCAAGTTTTATTGATTGAAGATCACCTCCAGCAACGGCAAGACAGTTCGGAAGAAACATAGAATCAATTGGACCCTCTACAATATATGTAGTTGTCTCAGGATTCCATCTAT